AATTACCGTCTATATAAGTATCATTCCTCATTTATATTTGACCCTAAAGTGTTTCTTTTAATTATAACGTTTTGTAAAAATTCAGTATCAAAACTGTGAGTTATTGACTCAACTAAATAATTTCCTGATAAATATGAATCGATCATTCTACTATTTTCTATATGTTCAGATTCTGTAGCCTTTTGTATTTTTAATTTTATTACTTTACCAGCACAAAGTTCAAAATCTCCTGGTAAAATAATTTCAAGTTTCTGATCATTTAAATTATTATAATAAGAATCTGATTTTAAAACAGTCGGTTTAGTTGGTTCATGATAATTTTTTAAACCATCAAATGCATTTTCGTTATATGATATATAATAATTACGAGCTTCTTTTATATCATGTAATAATCTGTCATTTATTTTAAATGTATTTTCTGGATAATTAAAAAATCCATTTAAATTTCCAACTTTTTTTATATCTTTTTTATAGTTAAATTCAAATTTTTCAAATTTTTTATTTGATATATCTAAAGAATGTAACACTCCGCCATAAACACCTTTACTCATATTACCAAACTTAGACAATCCTAAAGGACCAGCAATTTTACGAATACGTTTACGTACTTCATCATATGATTCTGGAGTTCCTAATTCAAATTCAAATTGACCTCTAAATTCATAAGTCTCGTAAATATCATTTAAATCAATCATATCTTTTAATGATTGTACATACACTCCACCATTTATAGTTTCATAAAAATAATATGGTGTACCATCTTCAAATGCATTTTTTAATAACCAATTAGCTGCTTGTATAGGCTTTAATGTTGGATATATTCCTTTTACAACTTGTTTTGAACTATTTGATATATCATATTTTTCTACTTCTAAATCTTTTACACATATATCTTGAATTAATTTTCCTATAGTATTTTCAAATGGTCTTTGTAAAATTTTAGTATTATTATTAAATAAATGCTTTGATACAAGACGTATTTTGTAAAATTGTTTATTTGGAACTTGCCTTACATAATTAGATACTTCAGCAATTCGCATTGTAAATTTAAATTTTTGTTTGTTCTGTTTGCTTTCTTTAATGGGAGATCTTTTAATTAAAAATTCTACCTCTTCATTACCTGAAATTGTTTGTTCACTTAAAAAATTAGTAGCATCAATGATAGTCAATACACATACTAAGTATGGAGAATTAATTGATTCTTGTATTTCAAATTTATTTACAAGATTTTTTATATCAAGTATCTTTCCATCATTAGTTGTTACTTTAATATAATCTAATGTATAACTGGATGGAGTAACTGATTCACTCGTTCCTGCAAATTGTCTTGATGTTCCTTTATTACTAGCCATTTAAAAGCTCTTCAAATTCGTCCACAAATTGTTCTATAAAATTTGGGTCAACATAACGTATTTTAGATCTTTGTTCATTCTTTTCAAATTCATGAGCTCTGTTAGTTACAAAACTTAAATCTGAATCTGGCAATCCACCTGGAATATGTACTGCATTCGTTACCGGTTGCTGCTTTGCATCTCCTGTTTTAAAATAAAAATAAGGAGCATCCGCATATTTAAATACTCTATAAGTTGAAACACTATCAGTTGATACTGAACCAGTAACTAATTCAGTAGAATCATTAATTAATTTTGGATTACCGATAAATGTTCCAGTTACATCAATTAAAATTAACTGACTCATATCAGTAACTTTTCTAAATAATTTACCAGTTGCGCCTGATGTTGCTCCAGTTATTGTTTCGCCTAAACTAAATCTTCCAGCTAAACTATCACGATGATTAGTTATTAATTGATCGGAATTTCTTTCAATTGTGTCAGGGTTTGTTTCGATTACAATACCATTATATTGTTTATTCATAAAAGCTTCTAATTGTTCAGCGCTCTTAGGCCATGAACGATAACCATCATGTAAAAAATCATTGATTACGAAAAAAGTCCAATAAAAATCTGGTGTTCCGTAGAGTCTTTGAGAAACAATATCAGGTCTTTCACCATTTTTTATTTCGTAAAATTTATAACCAGTAAAATTATCTAAAAATGTTGGTAATGGTCTAACAGCTCTGAAGATGTCAACCATATTTTGGACAACACCTTGTCTATTAAAATCATATTCTACCTTTGGAAATAATTCAAAAAATGCCATTATCCGTTTCCTCCCTCACCTTGTGGAGAAGGATTTTGAAGAGCCGAATTTGGTCGACTGTAATCATACCTTGGCCCAAGACTTGCTTGTTTCTTATATAAATCATGACGTGATAACATACGAGCTTCAGAAAAGTTTAATGTCATATTCATAGATGCTGGAGCATAATAACTTTCTTCAGCTACATGATAACTATTGCCTTCTGGATTTACTTGTACTTCCATACCAGCTAAATAACAATCGTGAATCATTGGCATATATGGACTTTCTGCTCCTCCATCAAAAAATTGTATTTTAAATTTTGGTGGATACTTTGCAACAAATCCTTTTACTTCTGGATATAAGTATTTTCTAAAGAAATTTTCAATACGTCTCATATCTCTTGATTCTTCTAATGATTCAGGTACAAGAGTAAAAGTAAATGAAAATTGTCTTAAATTAACTGATTCAAATGCAAGAGCTGTTTGTGGATTAAAAGCAACTCCTCTTTCTATTCCAGCAGCTGCAGTTGCACTTTGATCGACACCAAGCTTGTCTAAAACTTTAAGACCAACTACAAATGATTCATCAGTTGAAGTCATATTATCTAAGTTACCCGCCTCATCATTTGCAATGACCTGATCTACAAACCCTTTGCCTGCTCTTACCATACCAAGATCTACTCCAGCGTAATTAGCACCATCTGAAACGCTAAGACCTTGAGGTACATACAAGTGAACTCTTGTAAATTCAAGTCCATCACCAGCTGAAAATCCGATATGTGGATAACCACCGGTATCATCATTAGCCATTTTTTCTCTTAAAGAGTTTGGAAAAGTAATAATATCTGACATAAATAACCTATATAAATAAAATAAACTATAGAGTTATTTATATGAGTTACAGTGGAAGATACACATTAAAAAAGCCTGAAAAGTATGCTGGTGATGCAAAAAACGTAGTATATCGTTCATTATGGGAAAGAAATACATTTCGTTGGTGCGAAAATAATCCAAAAGTCAAGCTATGGAATAGTGAAGAGGTTGTTATACCTTATAAATCTACTGTAGATAAAAAACTACATAGATATTATGTTGATTTATTGATACAAATGGAAGATAAAAAAGTTTTTCTTGTAGAAATTAAACCTAAAAATCAAACAATACCACCTAAAAAGAGATCACGTAAAACTAAAAAGTATATCAATGAAATGTTGACATATGCGAAGAACAACGATAAATGGGAAGCAGCAAATAAATTTGCCGAGCATAATGGTTGGAAATTTCAAGTGTGGACTGAAGATACTTTAAAAAATCTAGGCATCAAAGTACTATAAGTTTTATATAAATAGTATTATGGCAAGTTTATTCGACCAATTACAAGCAGGATCTGTAAGAGCTGGAGTTTCACCTCAGTCAAAAGAGTCTATGAATTGGTTTCGAAATAAAGTAAAAGAACTTGGAGACGTCAATCGTAGAACAGTTATTAAAGACTCTGCTCTTAAAACAGTTACAAATCCAAAGGTTGGCGATATGGTGATGTATTTTTACGATCCAAAATATAAAAACGAATTACCTTATTATGACAGATTTCCTTTGACTATTTTAGTTGATGCTGTTAAAGGTGGATTCCATGGACTTAATTTACATTACTTAGCACCAGGAGTCAGAGCAAGATTTCTTGACGAACTGATGTCATTAGCACCAAAAAAAGTTACTGATACTACAAGGCTTGCAAGATTAAGGTATAATCTATTACAAGGTACAAGAAAGTATAAAGAATTTAAGCCTTGTTATAAACATTATTTAATGAATCACGTTAAATCAAGAATAGCAAGAGTACCTATGACTGACTGGCAAATTGCTATATTTTTACCAGTAGAACAATTTGTTAAAGTACAAAAAACTTCAGTTTGGAGATACTCAAGGAAGGAATATTCAGGACGATGAGCAGCATAGACAATTTAAAAGCAACAATATCTAAAAAAGGCGGTTTAGCAAAAGCAAATCGATTTAATGTTATCTTTACTCCGCCAAGTGCTTCTTTACTTAATTTAAATCCTCAATCGATTATAGGGTCACTTCTTTCCGGAAATTTTAATGCTGGTAATTTAATTAATGACCCAAGAGACATATCAATACTTTGTCAATCTGTAACTATACCAGGTCGTAATATAAGTACTTTTGACCATCAAGATGTACGACAAAGTAACAAATTTCCATATACATTTATTGATGAAGATGTAACATTTACATTTTTATTAACAAATGATTATTATATGAGACAAATGTTTGACAATTGGATGTCAGGCATTTTTGATGCAGATTCATATAGAGTAGGTTATAAAAAAGACTACTCTGTTGATGTCGTAATTCAACAACTAAACGAGAAAAATATTCCTGTTTATGGTGTGAGATTACAAAAGGCTTTTCCAATTAATATTGATTCAATTGAATTAAGCCAAGAAGGGCAGGATGTAGTTAAAATGAGTGCTACATTTGCTTATGATAAATTTAAACCAGAAGGTCCAATTAGTAGCACTGGTTCTGCTATTAGATCAGCTCTGGATATATTAGGATAATGGAGAAATAATATGGCTTTGCCAAAACTTGAAAGCTCGAAGTATAGCACTCAGCTACCATCTACGGGCGAAAATATAGAATATAGACCGTATTTGGTTAAAGAAGAAAAAATTCTTATGATTGCTTTAGAGTCGAAAGACCAAAAACAAATCGTAAGTGCTATGAAAGATGTTGTAAAAGCATGTGTATATGATAATATTAATGTAAGCAAACTTACAGCATTTGATTTAGAATGGTTGTTCTTAAAACTGAGATCAAAATCAGTCGGTGAAAAAGTAATTGTAAAACTAAAATGCAATGACG